CAACAGCACACTCAGAAACCAAGGGAAATAGCGACAATAATCGGGCAATAGGCAAGTAATACTTTCGTACCATTAGTTGCGTAGCCCAATCTGCTGCTTGAAAGACTCTAACTTTGTCCTTCCCTATTTTGGTAGGCTCATCCTTTACACAAGCCTTAAAAATGGAATAACACCGCTTTCCCGCACGTAGTTCTGAACACATTTTCTCACATTCCTGCAAGATAAGGTCGTCACAGCGTGCTGGACAAGCATGAGATGGATAATCCTCTGGATCCAATAATGAAATCATATCACTTTTGGGACCAGACAATGGAAATCCCTTTGAAGTAGTTTTGCACATAGCATCAATGAAACGTGCTCCATCTCTACCACAAAGAGTCTCCATTTCATCAAGAGGCTTCAATTCCTCAAGAACCATCTCAGAAAATTGCGGTTGTTGAAATATCTCAACTATTCCAGCTGTATAGTCTTGAACTGCCCTATCTATAAGGGAAGGTTCAACTCCTGCACCCGGATTAGCAGAGTACTCAAGTGATGCCTGCCACATCTTCCATCGATGAAAAGCTGGAGGACCATGATTATTTGGTACCCCCGTAATTTCTTCCACATATTGAGAAATAGGTGTGACAGTGACATTACTCTTAGTATGTGATGCACGCTGCTGATTTTGTCCCAAATACTCCACATTACTGCCTTTAGGCAAATAGTTAATGGGAGAATTGCGATGTACATCTCGCGAGGAAATAACTTGCTTATCATAGCGATCAACAGGAAAATCTCCATTTACATGCGATGGAAAAGCTCCTTTCCAAGTAACATGTGCATCTGCAATAGCCGTGAGAATTTCATCACGTGAGACAGTAAGAGCCTTACCACTGGGCGTACCAGTGATACCACGAAGATGGAAACCAGCAATACAAGATTTTCTGAATCTTCCAACTATAGTGGCCATACACATACCAGTAAAGGTATCATATGGAGCCTTATACTGAAATCCCGGACCGCCTGCTTCCGAATCCCTAGTGGGAGTAATACGCATCAAATCTTTACGTAAACTTCCATCTCCGTCGCGGTACAGTAATTCACCAGAACCAATAACAGAAACAGTATCCGGAAACAAATGGGTAATATCAGAGTGAACACCTCCTGAAGGAATATTGACAACAGCCAAATCCTTTCCTGGAATAGGAATCATATGTGAAACACTAACGTATCCTTTGAATGTTGAATTTAACAATTCAGGATCTCGCTTTGTGATCAACGCCTTCATATCTTTACGATTCTCAAATAGATGTAATGGCAATAAATAAAGCGTTCCACCAAGTGCTAACACATCACATGTTTGGATGAAATCATTCTCTACAAAACGACCATGAAACAAATTTTTTGAAATTTTATCTACAATCTGTTCATGAGTCATAGTAGCACAACGATCATCAACATGCAACTCTTCTACTACAGGATTTGCCCAAGGATTAACCTCAGCATCTCGTACTGCAATTTCTTCAACACTATCTGGCGCTAATGCTGATTGGGAAAGCATACGCAACGACTTATAAGAAGTTACAATATTATATAGCACTTTTCCGACAAAGCACACAGAAAAAAGCTGTAAAGCTTTAGACTTACGCAAAGATGCAAAGAGATGTGAAGTTAGATCCTTACGGTTCGCAAGACGTGAACACATCATATCTTTCCACTTAGCCAACATGACTATGTAGAAAACAAAGTGCATCACGCTCACGATGACTCCAAACCAATAACCTATGACATTCAGACCAATAGCACACGACAAACTTGAACACCACAATATGAACAAGTTGATACGAACACGGGATTCATACTTAATGAAATCATCAAGATGATGCCACATGTAAAGCCATTGTAAATAGCTAAAGGCATGAATGCACGATGGGACAAAACCCATACAGTAATTTTTCCAAGTCGAGATACAAGCAAATTGTCTCTCAAAGAAATCAAATGCATAATCACAATTAATTTGCTTATCAAAATCACAAGTGCATAAATTCTCAGCCAAGTTACAGGAAGAACAGTAGTTGCGCGATGCAACCAAACTTTCCCCTTTCGCAACAATAAGGCGCTGCACATCAAAATGTGCTTTACACTCTTTTGTGCAAAACTTAAGCAAAGAATCAATGTCAATAGGTTTATTTCCTATAGCACCATCAAAGGGTTTCAAATTATCTGTCCCCCCTTCATGAGGAACTGAAACATACAAATCCCAGATATCATTAACCAATGATGTAGAGGAAAATTGCTTCATAACTTTCTTAGAATCTAATCTTCCATCATCAGTCGCATATTCCTTTTTGACGGTAACACGGACATGCACATCAGCTCTCCTAACTATAGAGAAAGGATGAATAGAGCCATTACGTGCATGCTGATTCAAAGGTGCGTTACTAGTAATCAAAAGTACTTTAGGACGAATTTCGATTTTACCTTTCTCATGAAGATCCGCCTTATTAGCATACGTAATCATGTTATTATTAATATCAATCAAACGTTCAGTAGGCGATTTATCCAAAAAATCTACTTTAGTATTACCCATATCATCCAAAAATATACCCTCAGTATCCCCCTTAAGGGCTGAGTCATATTTATCAGATTCTTTGATAATGGCGGTATGCTTGGGATCGGGATTAGCTCCAGATGCCCTAAGACAATCAGCCATAAGAACTGATGCTACAGTTGATTTACCAACACCAGATTCCCCATAAACATAAATGGAGAATGGTGCATAACGCATGGAACCATCAATACGTTTTGCCTCATATGCTGCACGATTCTGGCGCAAAACAGTAAGTCTCTTGTCAAGAACAGTTTGCTGCCAAGTACCACGAGCTGATTTATAAGCACGTTCAGCTAAATCAATTGCTTCATTCAAAAGAGAACCATATTCCAAATCAGTAATTGGTCTATGTTCACCTCGAATAGAAACAGGCTTAGAATGCAAATTAAAAACCATTGCATGTTCGTGCAATTCCAACAAAGGAAAGTACAATTCATCTAGTAATTTACTTTCCTCTATCGTAAAGAGTAGAGGTCGAAATGAACGTTGTTTAAAGCATTCATATCCTCCCTCAATAAACATAATGATAGTATCCATAACAGCACTACAAAAGTCAGATGCACAGGCATGTTTACGAACATTTCCAATACGAAACAAATCAATGCCATTGACTGACCAAGTGAGATTAGTGACACTACACAATCCCAATGAGGCTGCCAAGGATATAACATTTGAAATCTTTTCAAAAATGGGAGCATTAAGTACAGCTTCCCAATTGTCACGAACAAGTGGCAAAAAAGACAACCAATCCGCAGATTCATCTTCACCTGCTTGTGGTTCAAAAATGTTATATCCAAAAACTTTCTTCAACCATTCAATGGTCGAGGAACGTTTCAAAAGGTTCTCAGTTATGGAACCTTTGGTCATTGATCTAATACCTAAAACCAATTGTGCAGCAACTTCTTTTCTAGTTGTACACTTAGGTAAAGATATAGATAATGCACCCAGTACTTCAAGAATTTCTATGAGAGAAGTCATAGACTGTTCCACAGAAATAGTGCTCAAATGATACTGAGCATGAGTAATCAAACTGGCCGGATATAATTCCGTAGCAGAATGTTTCTCATATCTTGAAGCTGGCGAAATAAGACCTTTCCTAGGTTTAGGTAAAGTCTTAGGAATATTTACTCCATTTCGCCTCAATCCTTTTACTTTTTCCTTCCTATCACTACGCTTTCCTTGTTGGTACTTGGAACGCGCAGCGCACTTTGGATCAAATGTATCTGATTGCAATGAGTAATTTCCCCTTTGGGGTGTGGTGTCCTCATTGTGATTAACAACACAGTTTTGTTGGGCGGAAGTTCCATAGCTTGACATGATTCATAAAATGAAAAACGACAAGCTCAATGGAACCAAATCGCAGGCCTGCGAAATGGTAAAACCATTAAGCTTCGACACAAAAGCTTTGACCATAAAGGCTTAATCACGTAGATCATTAAGAGTTATTCGTCGCAGGCTGGACGCCTCTCTCCCTACATCGGTTAGTATAGCTTCAACTAAATGAGTCTTTCTAAGAATTCTCAGAGAAAAGCGAGGTTCATTACGCCTCACAAATAGTCTAGACTACACGCCGACTAATGAGTCTTGTCTAGGGTTGGCCCCTCCCCGAAGGGGTTGCCACGGGATCATTTAGGATGTTTGCAAATGTCCAAAACAACCCACTCCACTTATAGCTGGAGTAAACCACTCTTCCATAATTAGTTACTATCTAATATGGGTGATACGACATGAATACAGGTTCTTCCTCATTTCATGAAGGTTGTAAATGACAACTTTAGATCTCACCAGACATATATATGCTTCTGGGTGATCAGTAAGAGCATTCAAAGACAAAGTACAGGTTTATGTACTATAAACGATAGACAAATAAATCAAAGAAAGGCTGGTCCTGTCATTATTTCGTTTATGTCAATTAAATTTATTAGTTTAACCTTAAGAACTAAGATACGCCAACGGGCTACTTGGTTAATAGCGACGTAAATAGATATAAAAACTGGGTCAGATCATCAGTTTTATCTAATAGCATTTTGCAATACATTGAACGAGTATCCACACTCTATATAACAATTTCAAAATAGTAACTCAAGAAAGACAAATAACTTCACGGGTAGAAACCCGGAAGACATGGTTGTCTTAAATGAGTTTCTTGAAATACCTATAAAGAGTCTGTACTGACTCGAGCAACAAATTGTTGCTACTGATAAAAATGAACGATCTCCACATGGGTAAATACCCATGTGGA